CGAGGCGGTGAAGCCGGTTGAGCCGACTTGTTGCCTGCGTTCTCGGTCTTGCCGGTCTTGCCAGGGTCTTTTTGCTTTGGTCTTTCCGGCACCGTCACGACTTCGAGCGACGTGAGGATGATCTCTTGCAACTCCAGCGAGATGTTCAAGACGTTCTCGGTCAGCGCATCGGTCGTCAGCGCCAACGACTTGATCAGCATGTTGCGGTAAGTGCGCTTGCCGGTCACGACATCGAACGGCTCGCGACTTGATTGAAGGTCGAGCAAGTTCTGGTAAGTCTCGGCCAGCGGCGCGTCGTCGTCATTCCACATCACTTTCAAATTGACGGTGGAAGGCTTCACATACGCATGATCGGTGATCGATGCGCCTTGCTGAACCGGATGTTGCGTGATTTCTAGGTCGTCTTTTCCAGTCTCCTCGATCGTGATGGTCGCATTGAATGGACCAATTGCACGACGAGGGAGAAAGTTGGCGATCTGATAATCCTGGATGCTCATCGAGCGGCTCCCTTCATATTGCGAGCCATGTCGGCATTCACACGACCTTGCTGACCGGCGACAGCCTTGGCTGTTGAGTTCGGGTCACCAGCGCCTTGAACGACGATCTGGGTCTGTTGATTCACGTTTTGGCTTCCACCGGTGACGGCTGCAGCTGCCTGCGGAGTCGGGGTGAGTGCGCCTTGCGAGGAGCCGCCGCCCATCCCAAGCATGCCAGCAACTTTGCCGCCCCACTCGGCGAGCGTTTGAAACTTCGAGAGAATCCAATCGAAGAAGGAGGCAAACCAAGCCTTCACCGTATCCCAGTTGGCGATCAAAAGAGCACCAGCAGCGATGAGTGCGCCAATTGCAGCCACGACCAAACCGATCGGGTTGGCGTACATAACGAGGTTGAAGGCCAACATGGCAATACGAGCCGCAGCAAGCACACCATTGACGACGCCTTGTACAACGCCCCAAGCCGCCGTCGCCGCTGTCCAGGCGGCCACAGCAACCTTCACGGCGACCATTGCCGCAGTGACGCCTCCGATGATGCCGATCAATCCCTGTAAAACAACGCCAAAACCGCTGCCCCAATCGATCAGCGACTCGCCGCCCTCGTAAAACGTCATGATGTCGTCGATCAGCAACGCGATCACAGCTGCGAGAGCAATCAATCGACCGACAGGCGACTGGAGGAAGGCGAGATTGAGCATTTTCCAAGCAGCGATCGCCATGGCGATGTAGCCGAGCCAGCCGTTGGTCGCCGAGTTCAGCTTGAGAATCCAGCCAATGACGACGGCAACCGCGCTCGCGATTCGAGCGGCGAGTGTGAAGAAAGCCTCAGCGATTCGGATGATGATTTGAATGATCGGCATGATCGCCTCGATCGCCTTCGGCATCATCTCCATCGCGGTCTTGCGAAACTTGATAAGCGATTGTGTGACGCCTTCCATGATGCCGCGAAACTTCGGCATCATCTTCACAGCCATCGCCTCGTACGCCTTGCTGAACAGCATCTTCCACTTCTCGACCTCTTGTTGCAGCACCTTGAAGACCTTTGTGAACTCTTTGCCCTCAGCGACTGCTTGCTCGAAGTCGAAGCCAACAGACTCATCGATCGCTTGCAACTCAGCGGAGAGCGCCGCGAGATCGGCGTTGAAAACTTTGAGGAGTGCGGGGTCGAGTCCGAGGCGCTCCATCACGCGCAGCTGCTTGCCGCGCTCCATGTCTTTGAACTTCGCGGCGAGTTCGCCCATCACTTCGGTCGTCGGCTTCAGTTTGCCGGTTGCGTCTGTGACGGTGATGCCGAGGTCTTCAAACACCAACTTGGCACGACCCATGCCCATGGAGGTGTCCACAATTGCACGGTCGAGGTTTTTCAGCGACTCGACTGCCTTCTCGTTGTCCACACCGAGAATTTGCGACGCATCGACAAACTCATCGATGGCATCAGCGGTCGTGCGGAATTGGGTTGCCAGTTTGTCCAGCTGATCGTATTCAGCGGCGACGTTTTTCACACCAGCAAAAACAGCGGCAGCTGCAGCCGTAGCCGCAGCGCCCATTGCTGTGACCGCAACGGTGGCGGTCGTGATCGAGGAGGAGAAGCGAGCCAGACCAGCTTCATCGATCTTGAAGCCAAGGCCAACCAGAAACTCCTTGATTACTTCACCACTCATTTGTTGGCCTCTCTATATCTCAACTCGTTTTCCTCTTGAACATCCAACGCATCGTTCAGCAGCGCCAGGTCTTCGAGGGAAAGCGAGCAATCAATCAACGATTCATACTTGCAAAGTCCTCGCAACACCGGTCGCAACAACCAATCCTCCCCATCGGGCAAACTTACCCAGCTGACTGGGCGCTTGCTTTCTGGGCGGCTTCTTTCAAATCCGAGGGGAGCGCGGCGAAAAAACCGGACATGTTGTGAGAAAAGGCTTTGAACGCCAGCTGCAGCATGATCGGCATGGTGATGTCGTCATACATGAGAAGGTTTTCAGTGCTCACAGGTGTCCAGCCAAGACCTTGGTCTTGCTTTCGCACGATCGCCTTCAGCAATCCGAAGATGCAGTAATCGGCGTCTGCGTCAGACAGTTTGGCAATCGCGGAGGCAAGAGCGGGAAGGGCGTCTAACCCCTCCTTCTTGCCGCCTTGAATTGCGGGCGCGATTTCTCCGAGAACCGGAGCCAATCGGCGTACGATATGAAACTGAGATCGAGCATCGATCTTGTTTGCGCGGTATGTACGACCTTCCAGCTCAAATTCCATGGTTTAAATCTCCGGTGTGCCCACGCCCAAAATCTGGGTCGTCTTGATTGCGTCAAACGTCCATTCCATCATGCCGCCTTCTTTGGCGTACGTGACGGTCGGGCGCTTCTTGAATGCCACGCTGGTCAGCACGATCGCGTCGCCGCGAACAACGTCGCGAACGGTGATCACGTTTTTGCCGTGCGTGAGGCTCGAAAGCGTTTGCAGATTGTACATCAACTGCAGCTGCGCATTGGCAGGCGAAGTCTTCAGCAATCGAACAGTGACCGTGCTCGCCTCGTTTGCAACGAGAGAGTGCATGCCGCCGCCGTCAGCGCCGATGGTCATCACGTTCTTGTCTTCAGCAGACTCGATCGTGATGCCTTCTTCAGCAACCGCCGCGCCAGACGCGAGGTTGATCGAACCGCCGACGCCGACAATCGCGGCTGTGACGTCTTGGAAGGAATAAGTTGCCATGTTTTGTTCTCCTTTGATTAGCGGTTCACATCAACGATGCAGTCGATCTCGTGGATCGCACCAGCCAGCTTCAGAGCAATCTGAATCGGAGGAGCGATGCGCTGCTCGCGGATGCTTTGATCTTGCGCAGCCATCGGCGGCGTGTAGATGTAAAAGCCTTCGCTGAGATAGTCGCCGCGAGAGATTTGACCAAAGCCGTCTGCGTTCCATTGACCAGGAGCGATCAGACCGTTGTTGATGGCTTCTTGGCAAACGCCTGCAGCTGTGTTCACCAACTGGTTTTGGCCAGCATCGGTTTGCGGGATTTTCGTTTTGCTCTGGTAGAGCAAGTTGTATTCGGCGGTTTGCAGCGCGTCGCTGAACCAATCCAAGCCGTGAATCTCGTCGAAGTAAGCCTGACCAGACATCACGCCGTACTGAATGATCGCCGTGTCGTTGTTGTAGTTAACAAAGACGTTGCAGCGTTTCGCCTTCAGCGTTTGCGCTTGGGTCTCGGTCAGCGTTGCTGCGACAACACCAGGCTCTTGCTTGTACATGAGCGTGATCGTCGAGCGGTTGGCGCTGAAATTCACCGAGAAAGCACGACCCATCAACGAGGCGATTGCGTACTTGTTCGCGGAGAACTGAACGCAAGTGCGCTTGTAGCTGAGAGCCTTCAGTTGGCTTGCCAGATCGGTCGTGTAAGTTGCGTCCAACACACGGGTGTCGGTCTCAACCGCGCCAAAGATGCGGCTGATCGAGGCGCTTTCAATGAAGCCTGCAACAGCAACGATTTGATCGTTGGTCGGCATTGTCGATGCAGCGAACATCGAGCCGTACCATTGGCCGCTCATGTTGGCCAAAGTCGAAACGCAATCAACCGGAGTCTCAGCGGCGTAACCAGCAATCGGAGCGAGAGCCAATGCGCTGGTCAGCTTCAGCAGAGCAGAAACGTCTTGGCCAGAGCCGGTTGCTGAAGCGTAGCCGATCGTGGAAGCTGTGCCGGTGGTGCTCGAAGTGATCGTGAAACGCGAGCCATCCCAAGCGCACACAGCGCCGGTCAGCTTGGCGTTGATCGCGGAGGCGACGCCGTTCAGATTGGTCACAGCAGAAAGGTTCAGCGCGGTGACGGTCTTCACGGAGCCATCAACGGTCACTTGGAAAGAGCCGGTGGTGATCGAAGTCCAGTTGCTGATTGCTTGCTCTGCAGCGGTCAAAATGCCGCCCTTGAGCAATGCAGAAGTTGCGGTGCGCAGCCAGCGACCAATCATCAGTTGCTGAGGGCGTGGAGTCTGACCGAAGTACAGCTGCGCGGCGTAATATTCCGGCGCGGAGGTTCCAAAGTCAGCAGCCACGCTTTCGAGATCAACGTAGGTGCGCAGACGTTCGCTGCCGTCGATGACATTGCTGTCACCAATCACCAGCAAGGTGCCAAAGCCACGGCGAGCCGCAGCGAGAGGTGCGAGATTGACGGAAACCCTGACGAGCCGTCCAACATTCAAGCCTTGAGTCATTTCTTTTCTCCTTTACAGTTAGGTCGCCCATTCAAGGGTCAGTGTGCTATCGTTCGCTCTGTTTGCCACGATGGCGCCATTGGCAGCGACGAAACTCATGATGCGATAATCGCGTCGAATTTCGCGCCGGATGGTCATTGTCATGTCGGCTCGATCGAAAAACCGGTCATTGATCAATTCGGGTGCGTGGATGATTTCGGTCAGATCGACCATGGCCATCCCTGCAAGTTGTAATTGTTCCTGATTTTGCGTGATATCGAAAGCGTCGCGGAGCATGCCAGCAATATCCAAGCAATTTGGACCATAGAACGTCAACAAGAAGTCGCACTCCTCGTGGCGCAGTTGCGTTGTGGTCAAGCCGTCGTCGCTCTCGAACTGATAAGCGTCGGCGTCGCCACGTCGGTTGGTCTGCCCAAAGGCAAGCCAGTCGATGTCGATGTCGGGAATTGGTGGCGGGTTCTGTTGCCAAGTCGGGCGCACCAACTTCGCGTCGAGACCGGTGATGCCAACCAAGACCGTGCCGATGAATCGACGAAAGTCGATGCCGTCGAGTGGTCCAGTTGTCTGCCGGAGATAACCGCCGGTCGCCGAGGTGTTGTCAGGCACGAGTCTCCTCCATCTTGCAGATGGCGCGGGTGAAGCCAGCGCCGAAGTTGATGAAGTTCTCATCCACCGTCACGACTTGGTAGCGCTTTCCTTGCCAGAGAATCACGTCGGCGTAACCGCCCACGCTCTCGGCTTGAAGATCGCCACGGTAATAGACCGTGATGAGGTCGTGCAAGCGAGCGCCTTCAGACAACCGCTCCAAATCCTCTGTGTT